GCTTTGTCGAGCGCAATATTACTCGCAAAGAAGAAAACCGGATGGGCACAACACTGAGAACGCTGGGATATACGCGCAAAAAAGTGCGGATTGGTGGGAAAATTGCTTGGGCATTCGTTCCCCTTGTTCCCCTTGCGTACCCCTAAGAGGCGGCGACGTCGGGAACGCTGCGCACCTAGAGCCGTAAGGCGCGCAGTGTTTTGTTCCTCTTGTTCCCCTTCTTTCTCTTATAAATTATGTAATGTATACATATATAGTAGCTCCAAAGGGTTTATAGGGAACGAGGGGTAACAAGAGGAACAAGGGGTACAAGGGGAACTTTTTGGGCTGTTTTAGGTGATATTCTCAGGCAGCACGTAAAATTTTGCAGATTGATGGGGGCTGATGGCATGAAGCGAATTGTGGGTGTCAACGAACGGGGTCGGCGGGTTGGTGAAGACCATGTGAATGCAAGACTAACCAACCAGGAAGTAGATTTACTGTTAGAACTTTGGGATGATGGCAACGGAATGAGTTATCGACAGCTGGGCGAGAAGTTCGACCTAAGCAAGTCGGGAGCTAGAAAGATATGCAAGGGACAGAACAGGTGCCAAAGTGCAGTAAGATTTAAGACGGTGCAGATTAACGACGAGGACGAATGATATGGGGCGCAAAGAGACTTACACGCCAGCAATGATTGCTGAGCTAACTGCAGAAATTTGCACGCGCATAGCTCAAGGTGAACCGTTGCGGCAAATCTGCCGTGAACAACACATGCCGGGTTGGGTTACGGTATACGAATGGATAAAGACAGACGATGACTTTGCCGAACGTTTCGCGCGTGCAAGGGAACTGGGCTACGATGCTATTGCAGAAGAAACGCTAGAGATTGCTAACACGCCCATAATGGGCGAGGAATTGGAACTAGAAGGCCAGGGCGCTGATGCCAAAGTAACGAAGGTTAAGCGCTCTGACATGCTTGGACATCGTAAGTTGCAGATTGAAACTCGCCTGAAGCTCTTAGCAAAATGGTCGCCCAAAAAGTACGGTGACAAGCAGCAAGTGGAACTGAATGGGCACTTGGCAACAAGCACAATGAGCGATGCTGATATCAAGGCCGAACTCGCTGCATTGGCTAACGCTGGGATCATTGCACCGGATACGGGGGACGAGGACGATGGCATCGACGACTTGCTCTAGTCAACAACTGCAGCGCGCATTGGAACTAGCCAGGGAACTCAAAAGGCGCAAGCCCTGGGCACCGCTGAAAGGGCCGCAGACTCAAGCCTATGAGTGCGTGGCAGATATCACAGGGTATGGGGGCGCAGCTGGCGGCGGCAAGACTGACTTGGCTTGTGGCCTTGCTACAACGAAGCACAAGCGCGTCCTGGTCATACGTCGCGAGAAGGCACAAACCGAAGGTATCATCCAGCGATTGACTGCAATACTGGGCAATACCGATGGGTTCAACTCGCAGAAGTCTATCTGGCGAGTCGGCGTAGGTAGTCAACCACTGATTGAGTTCGGTGGCTTGGACGTTACTGGCGACGAGCAACGGTGGCAAGGCCGAGCGCACGACCTGAAAGTATTCGATGAAGTGACCGAAATGCGCGAGCACCAGGTTCGCTTCATCATGGGCTGGACTCGAACCGATGATCCTAACATCAAGCCCCGAGTGTTGATGACATTCAACCCACCAACAACAAGCGAAGCGCGTTGGGTTATCAAATTCTTTGGTCCTTGGTTGGACAAGGGGCATCCTAATCCAGCTAAGCCTGGCGAACTGCGATACTTCACAACACGAGGCGAGAACCAAGACTACGAAGTGCCAGATGGCCGTTCGTTCGTATGGGGTGCAGATGGCTCGCCGGTTTACGACTTCGACCGCAGCAAGCATAGTCCTGAAGATATCGTGACACCGAAGTCTCGCACCTTCATCCCTGCCAAAGTGACTGATAACAAGTTCTACATGGCAACCGGGTATATCAGTCAGTTGCAGTCTCTGCCTGAACCACTGCGCAGCCAAATGCTATACGGTGATTTCCAAGCTGGTATCAGCGATGACCCTTGGCAAGTAATACCAACGCTATGGGTAGAGCAAGCAATGGCTCGCTGGAAGGACCAGAACCCAAAGCCTCGCATGGACTCAGTAGGCGTGGACGTTGCAAGGGGCGGCAAGGACAAGACTGTCATATCGAGAAGGCATGGTATGTGGTTCGACCAACTGCTGAGATATCCAGGCGCTGACACTCCAAATGGCCCAACGGTTGCTGGCCTGTCTATCGCTGCAATGCGAGATAAAGCACCGCTTCACGTCGACGTCATTGGCGTGGGGGCAAGTGCGTATGACTTCTTGGTCGAGTCGAAGCAACAGACTATCGGCGTCAACGTGTCGGAAGCTGCAACAACGACGGACAAGTCGGGGCGGCTGCGGTTCTTCAACCTAAGGACTCAGCTATGGTGGAAGATGCGCGAAGCATTGGACCCTGAAGCAAACAACGGGATTGCATTGCCACCAGACGACAAGCTCAAGGCCGACCTTTGCGCACCTTGTTGGTCCCTGACAGGTGCAAAAATCTACGTGGAAAGCCGCGAGGAAATTGTCAAGAAGATTGGCCGCTCGCCAGATGATGCAAGCGCAGTGATCCTTGCGCTTATCGACACGCCACGTATCGACGACGTGAAAGCGCTCAATGCTTCACAACGAGGTAAGCGGGGGGAATATGACCCATACAGTTAATTTTAAACGCTTAGCGCAAGGGCTGGACATACAGCCTTTGCTCGATGCAGTATCCGCCAATCCAGAACTATGGAACGCGATAACAGTTCGACAAGATCACACAGGTAGCGCGCACAAAGATACCAGAGCAATCTACCTTCGAGGGCCTTTCGACTTCACGTTTAAAGATTATTTTATGACGGTTGAAGCATACGACTATCCGCTCATGGACGAACTCAAGGACGTACTGGTACCCTTACTCAGCCCAGTGCTCAAAGAGCTTGGCGTCACTGAATTGGGCTACGTTATGCTTGTCGAATTAAAACCTGGCGGACACGTCAAGAAACACATAGACCAGGGGAAGTATGCAGATCACTACTGCAGATTTCATGTAGCAATCACAGGAGAACAAGGGGCCACACTGACGGTAGGCGGGGAGTCGCAGCACTTTGACCCTGGCGAGCTATGGTGGTTTAACCATAAAACAATGCACTACGCGGACAACAAAAGCGAAACCCCACGAATCCACCTGATATTTGACGCAGTGACCACAAGACTGCGGTGCACGTAACACAAAGCCCCTGACGTAACTTGCTCGCAAATACTCAGGGGCCTTTCATGCAAGAATTCAAAACACTCACAGTTGACCAACTGACTGGCGACCCAGCAATCGCTGCGCTATTCCATGCCCATTGGCAAGAGATTGCACTCAACAAAGACCTGATGAAGCTCAAGCCGCTGTTTGATAAATACTACAAACTCGAAGACACCGGGATGCTCTTGGTTATTGGCGCCTATGTTGACGACGAGCTTGTCGGCTACTCGGTGAACTTCATTACACAGCACTTGCACTATGCAGATCTCTGGACCTGCATGAACGATATTATTTTTGTCGACAAGGCTGCGCGCAAGTCTGGCATTGGTGCTGCGCTTATCAATCACACTGAGCAAGAAGCTAAAGCGCGCGGGGCACAGATGATGCTTTGGCACGTCAAGGAAAATACTTCGATGGCTGCGCTACTGCCAAACCTGGGCTATGGCGTGCAAGATATCGTACTGAGCAAGGGGCTTTAAGATGGGCATCACAGCAGCGATTACTGCAATAGCAGGCGCGTACACCGCGAACCAGCAAAAGCAACAGCAGAAAGGTGCTAACTACCGCGCCGAGCAATCCGCACTCAAACAAGAAAAGCAACTTGAGCAGCAATTAAATTCGGTCAACAAGAAAAGACCTAACGCCAGGGCGATGCTTGACGGGGCTGCGCAGAATGCGCGTGCTGGTCAATCCGGCACTATGCTCACTGGTTCACAAGGCATTGACCCGGCTGCATTGACGCTGGGTAAAAATACTTTGCTTGGGGGCTAGGATGGATATCAAGCTGAAGGAACAACTGAACCAACGCTGGAACGGGCTGAAGACCGAGCGCAGTGGCTGGATACCTCATTGGAAAGAGATTAGCGAATTGCTGATCCCTCGCTCTGGTCGTTACTTCTTGGACGATGTGAACAAGGGCCAAAAGCGACACAACCAAATATATGACAACACTGGCACAAGAGCACTGCGCACCTTGGCAGCTGGCATGATGGCCGGTATGACAAGCCCCGCACGTCCTTGGTTCCGACTGACAACCAGCGATCCTTCACTGGACGAGTCGAGTGCAGTTAAGCAATGGCTGGCGGACTCGCAACGTATCATGCAAATGATATTCGCTAAGTCGAACATCTATCGCGCATTGCATTCAATGTATGAGGAACTTGGTGCATTCGGTACTGCAAGCTGCATCATCCAGGATGACTTCAAAAATGTCATGCACGTACACAACCTGACAGTAGGCGAGTACGCAATCGCAACCAACTACAAGGGTGAAGTCACCACGTTATTCCGTGAATTCAAGATGACCGTTGCGCAAGTGGTAGGCGAGTTTGGCAAAGCAAACTGCAGCTTGGCAATTCAGAACCTGTTCAACCAGGGTGCACTGGACAAGTGGGTAACGGTGCTTCACTGTATCGAACCACGTAAAGACCGGGACCCGAACAAGAAAGACGCGAAGAACATGGCCTGGCGTAGCGTATACTTTGAAGCTGGCGGCGAGAAAGAGAAGGTACTCCGCGAATCTGGATACAAGACATTCCCTTCACTCAGCCCACGTTGGGCTGTAACTGGTGGCGATATCTACGGCAGTTCGCCAGGTATGGAAGCACTGGGCGACGTCAAGCAGTTACAGCACGAACAGCTGCGCAAAGCACAAGGTATTGACTACAAGACACGTCCGCCACTGCAAGTACCAACGTCGATGAAGAATCACGAACTGGATACATTGCCTGGCGGCATTAGCTTTGTTGATACGGCCTCGCCAACAGGTGGAATTCGCACCGCGTTTGAAACTAATCTGGACCTAAGCCATTTGCTCATGGATATCCAAGACGTGAGGGACCGGATTAACAAATCGTTCTATGCTGACTTGTTTCTCATGCTGGCTAACTCAAGCAATCCGCAGATGACTGCGACTGAAGTTGCTGAAAGACACGAAGAAAAATTGCTGATGCTTGGCCCTGTGCTTGAGCGTTTGCAAAATGAAATACTCGATCCGCTGATTGAAGCGACGTTCGCTAAGATGGTTGCGGCTGGCATTGTCCCGCCGTCCCCGCCAGAGCTGCAAGGCAAAGAGCTCAACGTAGAATACGTATCGATGCTGGCTCAAGCGCAACGTGCAATATCTACGAACAGCATTGACCGCTTTGTCGGCAACCTGGGCGCAGTGGCAGCAATCAAACCAGAAGTATTAGACAAGTTCGACGCAGACAGCTGGGCCGATGCTTACGCAGATATGCTAGGCATTGATCCCGAAATGATTGTGCCGAGCCAGCAAGTTGCAATGATCCGTAACCAACGCGCACAAGCGCAACAAGCAATGCAGCAACAGGCGATGATGCAGCAAGGTGCGGACACTGCGGCGAAACTGGCTTCGGCCAAAACTAACGAAGAAAACGCACTGACTTCGGTTATGGACGCTTTCACCGGTTACACCTAACAGGGCAGATAGATATGGCAGATTTCACGACGGGAGCAACGCCTGTCATTATGGTTGACGGCAAAGGCAATTCACTTGCTGACGCCGAAGACAACATGATGAAGGTGAAAAGCGTACAAAAGAAATGGCGTGACAGCTTCACAACTGGCGCACTGAACCCGGACAAATGGACCAGTCTAATCGGCACAGGTGGCGTAGTCAGTGTGGCAGCTGGTGCTTTGACTATGGGCTCGGGTACTACTGCAAGCGCGGAGTCCTGGGTACTGAGCCAAGAGACTTTCACAATTCCTTTCCGCGTATCCATTGGCATGACGTTATCACAGCGTATAGCCAACCAATCTTTTTACGTCGAAGCTGTCTCAATCGATCCAGCGACTGGCGTACCTAACGGCTTGCACGCTGCAGGCTTTTTGTTCGATGGCACAACAGCGACACAAGCCAAGTACGAAGTGCAGAATGGTGGCCTTGCCCGGTTAACATCAACGGCGTCAACTTTCCCGACTACTGCAAGCAGCAGCGTATTCGAGCTAGAACCGTTTGCAGACGAAGCATGGTTCCACGGCGGGACGATGGACGCGAGCACCGGGCGAACTAACTCTTACCGTCGGCATCAACAGATCCCTGATCCAAATGCTGTATACAAAATTCGCTTACGTTGGTTGAATGGCGCAACTCCGCCAGCAAGTAACACCAACGCAGTGGTACAATACCTGGCGGTACAAGACTATGCCGAACTCACTGCGGAAATTACGGCAGGCCGTGGGCAAACTTCAGCAGGCCAAGCAATCGCAGTAGCGGTGGTAAGCGCACCAACAACAACGGTAAGCGGTACTGTCACTGCCAACCAGGGTACGCCAGCAACACCGACTGCAAGCACTATCAACAGCGCGGCTACGACTAACGCAACCAGCGTTAAAGCCGTGGGCGGTAACTTGTATTCTGTCACTGCAAGCAATATCAATGCTGCAACTCGCTACTTGAAGATTTACAACAAGGCTTCAGCGCCAACAGTAGGAACGGACATACCAGTGCTGACAATCCCTATCCTTACAAACACGGTGCAAAATATCGAGTTCGGTACCTACGGCTTGCGCTTAGGCACAGGTATCGCCCTGGCTATCACTGGCGCAGCGGCTGACAACGACACTACTGCAGTTGCAGCTGGCGATGTTAAAGTCTGTACTTCTTATATCTAAATTCCTGTAGTCCCCAGCTGTCTGACCCACAGCCTTCGGCCCGCTTCGGCGGGCTATTTTTTACTCAGGGTGCACGTAACACAAAACACAACCCCTAGAGTGCATCCCATGAACAAACATGATCCGATTGACATCAATTCTGAGGAACGCGCGCAAGCTGAGCTTGATACGCGAAGACGCAATGCGCGCGACACCGAGGAAGGCGATTTAAAATGGCTTATGAGCAGCAAGCGGGGGCGTCGAATTGTTTGGCGTCAACTGGAAGCGGCGGGGGTTTTCCGTTCTTCATTCAACACCAATGCGATGGCGATGGCCTTTGCAGAAGGTAACAGGAATTTAGGACTGCGACTCTTGGGACAAATCCACAGCATCTGCCCTGAGCACTACACAACGATGATGAAGGAATCAAATGAGCAACGAGACAACAACACTGATGACAGATAGCGCCGAAACAACCAATGAAGGCCAAACTGCATCTACAACGACTGAGCAATCTGCTACTGGTGCGGAGTCGCAAGGTCAACAGCAACAAGCAACTACTGAGCAAACTGCAGCAGAAGGCGATGCCGACACAGGCAAGACCGACGAAGCCAAGAAGCCAGAAGGTGCACCGGAGTCCTATGAGTGGGGCGAAACTCAGTTCGACAGCGAAGTGCTCACTGCATTCAGCGAAGTCGCTAAAGATCTGAACCTGTCGCAAGATGCGGCAAGCAAAGTGTTAGACAAGATGGGGCCAGTTCTCCAGGCACGACAAGAAGCACAGTTTGAAGCTGCGCGGAATGAATGGGCTGAGACCTCGAAGGCTGACAAAGAGTTCGGCGGCGAGAAGCTGCAAGAGAACCTTGGCTTTGCAAAACGGGCGATGGATGCCTACGCAACACAGGAACTGAAGGCGTTGCTGAACGATACCGGTTTGGGCAATCACCCGGAAGTTATTCGGTTTTTTGTCAAAGCAGGCAAGGCAATCAGTGAAGACACGGTGGTAACTGGCGCCAAAGGTGCAGGCACTGAGTCTTACAACCCTAAACGGCTGTATCCAAACAGCAATATGAATTAACTCAGGAGCGCATAGCATGGCTACTCTTTCGACCTTAAACCCAACCTTAGCGGACTTAGCTAACCGCATGGACCCTAATGGTAAAATCGATCCGCAAATCGTAGAGATTTTAACCCAATCAAACGAAGTGCTGGACGATATGAGCTTCATCGAAGCTAACGGCACCACCGACCACAAGACAACTATTCGTTCTGGTTTGCCTGCAGGTACTTGGCGCAAACTGAACTACGGTGTAATGCCAGAAAAATCTAAGACTGTTCAAGTCAAGGATTCAATGGGTATGCTGGAATCGTTTGCTGAAGTGGACAAAGCATTGGCCGAGTTAAACGGCAATAGCGCGGCATGGCGCCTGTCTGAAGATTATGCCTTCATCGAAGGTATGAACAAGACGATGGCAAGCACTCTGTTCTATGGCGACACTGACACCGACCCTGAAAAATTCATGGGCTTGGCGCCACGTTATGACAGCACTGCAGCTGCAAACGGTAGCAACATCATCAAAGCTGGTGGCTCTGGCGCGGACAACACCTCTGTTTGGTTAGTTGTTTGGGGCCCGAACACTGTGCACGGCATCTACCCTAAAGGCTCACAAGCCGGTCTGAAGTCTGAAGACCTTGGTGAAGACGTGTTGACTGATGCGGCT